GGCCCAGCTGGAGCGAACCGACTCGAGTTCAGCTTGGTGGTTGCCGTTGAGCCATTCACCGAGCGTGTCTTCGAGAGCTGAGCGGCCTGGGCGCGTAACCAGTCTCGGGGTCGTCATACCCATTTGCTCCATGGTGAGTCCAGCGAGCGAGTTGGTGTTGATTGGGGTGGAGGCCATTGTTGCGGTCGAAAGCAAATTGAGAAGTGAGAGCAAGAGTGGCAGGAGCGCAGTCCGAAAGGTCGCGCGACTGTTCCGAAAGGTCTATAAAACCTCAAACCCGTCAGGTTGCACGAAGAAAAACCTCAAACCCGCCAGGTTGCACGAATGTTGCTCCAATACTTCAAGTAGGGTTGGGTACCCTACCCCTAAATAATAGGACGGAAATCATGAATTTCGCGCCAATAAGCATTTGCCAAGCGAGCGAAGCGCTGCAACCATGTATTATTTATTTCTAGCAGGCCGTCGGCTGTTAAACCGGGGACCCACCGGAGCGAAGCGGAGGTAGGGTCGGTTTAATTGCCGTATCCGGCCGACCCTCCCCGAGGGAAAACATTTATAATAGCGGAGACAAGGAACCGGCATCGAAGAGACCGGTCCAGTCCCAAGTTGGTAGATCAAGTTCTACCTCGAGTTCTTCAAGCGTCGGAGCAGCAGTCTCCGGCTCACTCAAAACTGCCGGTTCTGGGGTTGGCTCAGTTGGCTGCAGTTGTGACAGGAAGCGCGCTTCCTGTTTCCCTTCGGGAAATCGAATCACCTTGAACTTTCGGTTCATAGGCTCCCAGTCTTCTTTACGGTCGAAGCATTGCTCGATCGTATAGTTGGAGATGATGATGATCTTGCGTGGCCGGAGACCTTGCTTGATTCCGCCCTTGATCTCGCCTGGAAACGGGTACCGGTCCGCCCACTCCTTTAGGTTTGCGGCGGTCGCACGGTTGTCTGGAGACCATTCTTCGATGGCGACGACATCTTCGTGTTTGTAGCCGTCCCACCATTTGTTCTTCTTCTTTTGGAAGTGGTTGGGATAAAGCTCCCACAGGAGCTTGCTTTTTCCGGTGCCAGTTGGACCGACCCACCATTCATGTTGGAGCGCTCCGTCGATTGGGGATTTCTTGGGATCATGAAGTCCCTCAAGTCGTGACTGATACTGGAGGTAGAGCTTGGGCTCTTCTTCTTCAATGGCAGCGAAGTCGCCTGAACGAGCCTTTTTAATTGCCCAACTCGCGGCTTCCTTGCCGCGACGTCCCTTTTCTTGTTGATTGGCTGGCCGATCACCTTGTTCGTGGTAGTCGTCGTTAGTGCCGTTCTTCGTGCAGTAGTCGATTGCTTTGTCGAGATCTGGAGAGTTGCGCTTGAAAATGGCTGTAGCGCGAGGCATGATCTTGACCACCGCTGATCCGGTCTTCGCTTCTTTGAAGTAGATGTATCCTTGGAGATGCGGTGTACCAGTTGTTGGCGCCTCTTCTCTTCCATAGATGAGATATTTTGAATCGATTTGTTGGAGCAGAGCTTCATCAGTCGATTTGTAGTTGTTGAGGGTGAAACACCAATCGCGAGAGCGGAGCTTGAGTTGTTGTTGTTGTTTGCGGTCCATGGCGAATTGGATAATGAGCTTTGGCTGCTAGGGACTAGGCCGGCGTAGCCGGTGGCTCTACACGCAAGTGTGGAGCCCTATATTACCTAGTCCCTAGTGTGGAGGTGTGGACCATCACTCTGTATGGGTACACAACCATTCCACACTACACAGTAGTGTCCTACTGTGTAAGTTGAACCTGGTTCTGGTCCCCTAACCTGAATGTTCTCATTCTTCAACTTTCTTCGTTAGACACAAGTGAAACTTGATGGCGAACGTATGTGTTTCTTGCCCTGCACCTCGGAGACGTCGCCGTGCGACCTACCGACGTGCCCCTGTCCGACGTCGTCGTGCTCCTGCACGTCGTCGATACAATACGTCCGTATTTCGATCTCAACGTCGTCGAACCAATCGCAAGATTGGTAATTTGTCTATGGGTGGGCATAAACGCGGGTTCACAAAGTTTGAGCTTGCTCAAGTGAACCCATTCGACCGTTTGGTCGATGGAGCAAAGATCCCCGATTCGAACACTCAGCCGTCTGATACGATCAAGAGCGAAGATCGTATCACAGTCACCGGCGCGGCTACAAACTTGGCGAAAGCCATTGCTTTGTTCCCGACTCTTGTTAACAATTCTATTGTTTCTACCGATTCTACCGCCACGGTCTGGTCGTGGTCGGCATTGTATGGTGGTGGAACTAATTCCGATCAGGTCACCGCCATCACCGGTGCTTATAGCCATGTCCGCGTTGTCGGTCATGGCGCTCGTTTGAGTTGTTCTCTTTCTCCTACTGCAGCTACTGGCTTTGTCCATATTGCTGCTATTCCATTGTCTGACTTTGGCCGTACGACGTGGGCTTTGCCTACTACTATCGGCCAGATGGCTCAGCTTCCATGGTACAAGCGTATCACGCTTGCTGCGTTGACTCAACAGCAGTATACAGTTCCGAACAAATTTATCGATTGCACTGCGACTCGATATTTTGATCCATCTTCGGACTGTGTTGCAAACTCGACCGATACCAACTTTCAGTCTGGTGTTGGTTGGTGTGCAATTGTGATCGCCCTTGAGAACACTCCTGTTCTTACTGGCAATCTTACAGTGGAGAACCTTGTTCACTACGAGGGTATTCCATTGTTTTCGGCGCAGCAGAATGCTACGCCTGCCGCGGATTATGATCCAACTCAGTTGGCTACTACTTCGCGTATTTCTTCCAAACAGGATACAGGGTTCCTGGATGGAGATGTTGCATCGGCATATCAAGCTGCTCTTCGACATGCGCAAGCAGGTGCGATGGCTGCTGGTTCATCTATTTATAATAATGTGATTTTGCCCGCTGCTTATGCTGCAGGATCAAGCGCTGTTTACGGCGCTTATAATGCGGCATTTGGACCGGGCCTTCCAGGTCAAACTGACCCTGGGCGTTTGTTTGAATCAGGAAGGCTCGGTTGATCGACCTGTCTATGGTCCTGAGAATTTGTCGATGGAGCAGAGACGGGCTCGTTTTCGTGAAGAGGAGAGCGTAGCGCGAATTCTTTACGAAGATCGTCAGGAATTGGAGCGTGAGCTTCATTTTCCCAAGCGCTATCACGAGGCGAAGCGTCGTAATGAAGCGCGTGATCTTGAGAAGGAAGCTTATGAGTTCGGTCGGAGTGCTGCTGCAGCGATCGACATAGACGAATTCTTTCCGTCTGAAGATGAGTATGAGGAACCTGTTGGTCGTCCGCATGGTCCTCTTACTGAAGCGGAAACTCGCTTCAATGCTGGGGATACTCGGCCGATCTTCGGTCCGTTTTCCCCAGCTTTCTACAACCCACCACCTGTTGGTCAGGAGGAGGTTGTAGTTATCAAGGAAGAGTCTTCGGCTCCGGCTCCTATCGATACACCTCGTATGCGTCCGGCTGAGACGGTGCTTAATGAGGATGTTTTCGACCCTGGTCATGTAGAACTGCAACGTCAGATCGCTCATGCTGGGGAACAGTATATTAACCCCCGTCGGTTTAACCGCGGTGGTGTTCAATATATTGGTAGGAAACGGAAGCACGATGCTTCTGATCTTGTGTTCAAAAATCCAAAAGGTTTGGGGTCACATAGTGCACCTGGCTGGGCGGATTTTGAAGAGGTTCACTTTCGTGACCTCGGAAAGCACCCTTTGGGTGATTATGCTCATGATGAGCTTTAGATATTTTATATATTGTGTAGTTAAAGGAGTAATGAACGTAGCGAATTGCTTCTTGAATGAAACGTATAGTTTATGTATAGCGTATAGCTTAATGTGTATACTATACATGGTATACACTTCTTAGTCTGTTTAATACTGACCGTTGCCAAAGGCACGTTGATGATGGTCTTCCTCATCTTCTGTATCTTCTTCAGTGGTAAGATCAATGACCTCTTGAGTCGCAAGATCAATGAGGTTCTCAGCCGCGTGTAAGTCGGCGTTAGGAGGCCCGGCAGCAGTGCGACGGGCGTCGATCAGCAAACGGGTCAGATGCACCAGCGTCGTTCTGTTTGGCTGTCCGAACTCGAGCAGGATGTGGAGGTCATCGATGATGGTTCCGATCTCAAGGTCGAGGCGACGCCAGTTGCCGTAGTACCGTTCTGCGTGGTGGAGTTGGTTGGCCCAGCTGGAGCGAACCGACTCGAGTTCAGCTTGGTGGTTGCCGTTGAGCCATTCACCGAGCGTGTCTTCGAGAGCTGAGCGGCCTGGGCGCGTAACCAGTCTCGGGGTCGTCATACCC